CAAGAAAGAGAAGAAAGAAGAGCCTAAGCCTGCTCCCGCCCCGGCTCCTGCTCCTACACCGCCGCCTGCGCCTAAGCCACCTAAGCCACCAGCGCCCAAGCCTAAGCCTAAGCCTAAGCCTAAGCCTAAGCCTAAGCCCGCTGCAAAGCCTAGTCCGACTGAGGGCAGGGGTGCGCCTAAGAAACCTGATACTGGTGCTGGCACAACGACTGCAAAGGCGGGCAGGGAAGAGGCTGCTATTATTAAGGCGCAGGCAGAAGGCCCAGCGGAGGAAAAGGTTGCGGAGACTGCTAAGAAGGGGCGGCGCTCTACGATTGCCACAACGCCTCAAGGCTTGTTGACTTCTGAGCCTGCTACGCGCCGCAGACGTTCACTGATGGGCGGTTTAATCAAGTGATGATGCGCAAGAACATTGCTGGCGAGATGGGTGCACGCTCTTCTCAGCCAGCTAAGCGCCGCGCTGATTTGACTGTAGATCCTTTGGAACGGCTTAATCAAAAGATGGCTGGTCGTACTCAGGGTGGATCTGTTGAGGGTTTAAGCCCTGAGCAGAAGAAGAAGAAGCGTTCTATTATGACTAGCTACGGGATGATGTGATGCAAGTATTGCCAATGATTGCGCAGTTAGATCGGCGTTATAAGACTTTGCAAAGCCAGCGCTCTAATTGGGAGAACCATTGGCAAGAGCTTGCGGATTATATGTTGCCACGTAAGGCAGACATTACGAAGAAGCGCACGCAGGGTGATAAGCGTACAGAGTTAATTTATGATGGCACTGCTATTCACGCTGTAGAATTGCTGGCGTCTTCATTGCATGGAATGCTGACTAGCCCTAGCTCGCCTTGGTTTTCTATGCGGTATCGCAATCCAGACTTGCAGAACAATGATTTGGCAAATGAGTGGTTGGAGTTGTGCCTTGATCAGATGTATCAAGCGTTTAATCGCTCGAATTTTCAGCAAGAAATCCATGAGCTTTACTATGATCTTGTGGTTTTTGGTACTGCTGCTTTTTATATAGAGAGTAGTGAAGATGGCTTGCGCTTTTCCTCTAGGCACATTGCGGAGATATGCATCTCTGAAAACTCTAAAGGTCAGGTAGATACTGTTTACCGCAAGTTTAAGATGTCTTCTCGCGCTATGGCTCAGCGGTTTGGCGAAGAGAATTTGCCTGCGCAATGCCAGAAAGATTTGAAGAATGAGCCGTACAAGGAGCATGAGATTATTCATGCGGTATATCCGCGCTCTGAGGCTAAGGGTAAGCTGGCAAAGGACAAGCCGGTAGCATCTGTGTATTACCATGCAGATACGCGTAAGCTTTTGTCTGAGGGTGGTTTTGATGAGTTTCCGTTTATGGTTCCTCGTTTTAACAAAGACAGTGTAAGCAGCTATGGCCGTTGCCCTGCTATGAACGCGCTGCCTGATGTTAAGATGCTGAATAAAATGTCAGAGGTTACTATTCGTGCGGCGCAAAAGCAGATCGATCCACCGCTTATGGTGCCTGATGATGGGTTTATGCTGCCGGTACGCACAACGCCGGGATCGTTGAACTTTTACAGATCTGGTACGCGGGATAGGTTGGAGCCGTTAAACATTGGCGCGAACAATCCGCTTGGCTTGAATATGGAAGAACAGCGGCGCAATGCTATTCGGCAGGCGTTTTATGTTGATCAGTTGCTCATGGCTCAAGGGCCAGCGATGACAGCGACTGAAGTGTTGCAACGAAACGAAGAGAAAATGCGGTTACTTGGGCCTGTTCTGGGTAGGTTGCAGTCTGAGTTGTTACAGCCGTTAATCTCTCGCTCATTTTCGTTGCTGCTCAGGGAAGGGTTGCTCCCACCCGCCCCTGAGCAACTACAAGGCCAAGACATAGATATTGAGTATGTTAGCCCGCTTGCAAAAGCGCAAAGGATGACGGACTTGCAGTCTATGTTGCGCGGTTTTGAGGTAATGATGCAAGTTGCTGAGATAGCGCCTGTTATGGATTACTTAGATAGCGATAAGCTGGTGCAGTATCTTGTGGATGTTACTGGCATCCCGGCGCGTGTTATTCGCAGCGATGAAGAGGTTGCAAGGGTTCGCAGGCAACAGCAAGAAGCTGCGCAGGCACAAGCGCAAATGGAGCAGAGCGCTATGGTTGCCGAGCAGGCGCAAAAGCTTGCACCTATGGTCAAGGCTGTTAGTCAATGAAGCAAATACAAGACTTAAAGTTAGCGTATCGTCGCACGTTTAATACAGAAGACGGTGAGCAAGTTCTAAGTGATCTCAAGAAGCGATTTAGCTTTGAGGCAACCACATTTTCTGGCGATCCTTATCAATCTGCATTTAACGAAGGACAACGCGCAGCACTGCTGCTGATCGTCAGAATGTTGTCCGATGAAAAGGAACCACAATGAGCGAAGAGGCAATCCAAGACACTGGATCTCAAGAAGTCGCAGCGGATGCTGCTGTAGAAGCGGCACCAAGTTTTCTGGAGAGTTTACCAGAGGATTTACGCAATGAACCCAGCTTGCGTACATTTACAGACCCGTCTGCATTGGCGAAAAGCTATGTTAATGCGCAGCGTCTGATCGGGGGCGACAAGGTTGGCAAGCCTCAATCAAGTTGGACATCTGACCAGTGGGGCGAGTTTTATGCTGCCGCCGGGCGTCCAGAAGAGCCAAACGGCTATGAGCTTCAAGTTGATAAGGGCGTGTTCGGTGATAGTTCTTTGGAAGGATTACGCACTGCGGCGCATGAGGCTGGCTTGAACGGAACGCAAGCGCAACGCATGGCAGAGTTTTTGCAAACGTCTGTTACAAATATTCAGAGAGGCTTTGAGGAACAGGCAGATAGCTTGCGCCAAGAGGGCGAGATGGAATTACGCCAAGAGTATGGTAAAGCTTTTGAGCAAAAGGTTGATATGGCTAGATCTGCGGCTGTGCAGTTTTTAGGCAATATTGATTTGCTTAATGAGATACAGCTTGCTGATGGTAGAATGTTAGGCGATCACCCGGAAGTGGTTAGGATGTTTTCACGCATTGCAGAGGGCATTGGTGAGGATAATCTTGAAGGTGATCCAACGGAATTGATTATGACGCCAGAAGAGGCATCACGGCAGCTTACTGAAGTGATGCGTAGAGATGGCCCATATTTCGATAAAACGCACCCAGAGCATGATGCTTACGTGCGTGAGGCAACTCGTTTATTTGAGTTCCGCTAAGTGGATAACCGCAAGGCCCACGCGACAAACCTGTGTGTCAGGTGGAGTGACTGCCCTAAGCAGTAAGCACGGCCCCGCAAGGGATAACCAAGCGCAGCAATCTGAAACCTAAACTGTAGAAAGGTGATGCAATGTCTTCACAAATCACTACGGCTTTTGTCAATCAGTTCTCAGCAAACATCCAAATGCTGTCACAGCAAATGGGTTCACTGCTGCGTAATGCAGTAGACAGCGAGAGCGTGAATGGCGAGAAAGCCTTTTTTGATCAGGTCGGTAGCGCTGCTGCTGTTCTGAGAACAACCCGTCACGCGGATACCCCGCTAATTGATACCCCACATAGCCGCCGTATGGTTACGCTGTCTGACTATGAGTATGCAGATCTTATTGACGATCAGGACAAAGTGCGCCTGCTTGTTGATCCGACTTCGACTTATAGCCGTGCGGCTGCTGCTGCTATGGGTCGCGCTATGGATGATGTTGTCATCTCAGCGGCTTTGGGTAGTGCTAAAACCGGCAAAGACGGTTCTACATCTACAGCGTTTGATACATCAAACAATCAAATCGCTCAGGGTAGTGCTGGTCTGACTTTGGCTAAGTTAATCGAAGCTAAAGAAATTCTGGATAGCGGCAACGTAGATCCTTCAATCCCTCGCCACATCATTGTGTCACCTAAGCAAATCTCTGACTTGCTGAACAACACAACGGTAACGTCGAGCGATTTTAACACCGTCAAGTCTTTGGCAATGGGTGAGATCAACAGCTTTGTTGGCTTTAACTTTATTGTTTCAAACCGCTTGGGTGTTGACGGATCGTCAAACCGCCGGGTAATCGCGTTTGCTCAGGACGGAATCAAGCTTGCTGTAGGCAAAGAGCCATCAGCCCGCATTGATGAACGTGCTGATAAATCTTACGCAACACAAGTCTACTACTGTCAGTCTGTCGGTGCTACACGCATGGAAGAGGCCAAGGTCGTAGAAATCTTGTGCCAAGAGTAAGGAGACTAAAACATGGCTACTGTTTACTCAGTACAACAGACTAATGCGACTGCAGACCCTGTTGTAAAAAACCCGTCAAATGTTCTAGGTGGTCGTATCCGCGTAGCGCATGGCGTTTATGAAGCATCTTCACTGGCATCTGGCGATGTCATTCAGATGTTTACCTTGCCTGATGGCGCACGCTTGCTGGAAGGCTCGCTTGCCCATGACGCGCTTGGTGGCTCAACAACATTGTCAGTAGGTTATGCAGCGCATACCAATGCTGCTGGCACTGCTGTTTCTGCCGCTGCTGCTGCGTATAAGGCTGCTGCTGCCTCTACATCTGCTCAAAAAGTAGATATCTTGGCAACATTGGCTTTAGGCTCAGGAACAGTCACAGATACCAATGAAGACGGTATGATTGTTACTGCAACAATGGGCGGTGCTGCTGGCACAGGCACCATTGAGGTAACCATCAAATATGTGGTAGACTAAGAGAGCGGGGCGGGAAACCGCCCCCTTTCCTTACTTGGAGAGATTTATATGACCAGTACGGTTGACATAGCAAACTATGCTTTGAACATTCTAGGCGCATCCAACATTTCTACGTTAGATGAAAACAGTAAAGCGGGCCGTATTGTAAATCAAAGGTATGAAGGTGTACGCGATGCTGTATTCCGGGCGCATCCTTGGAATGCTTTGATTAGACGCGCAGAGCTTGCGCAAGAAACAACAACGCCTGCCTTTGGATATGCACATCAGTACCCGCTTCCAACAAACCCGTTCTGCCTGCGCGTGCTAGAGTTTAGCAATGGCTCGCTGTCTTACCCGCAAGACAATATGACGAACAATACCGGCGGGCCTGTGTTTGTTATTGAGGGGCGTAAGGTTTTAACTGACGAAGGCACGGCTAAGATTAAATACATTGCGCGAATAACTGACGCGAATGAGTATGATGCTGGCTTGATCGAAGCGCTTTCTACGCGATTGGCGGCAGAGATATGTTACGCGATTACTGGCTCAACCAGTATGGTGCAGATTACGCTTTCTATGTATGAGGCTAAGATCAAGGAAGCGAGGTTTGTGGATAGCACAGAGGGTGCGCCGCAGCGTATTGAGGCCAGCGACTTTATTGAAGCGAGGTTCTAATGGCTCGCTCAGCACCAGCGTTTAGCTCATTTACGGCAGGCGAAATTAGCCCACGCCTTGAAGGGCGCATAAACATTGAAAAGTACAAGGAAGGTCTGTCGGATCTAACCAACATGGTTGTGATGCCGCACGGCGGTGTTACGCGTAGACCCGGCACAGAATACTTGGGCGAGGTCAAAAGCAGTTCTGTTAAAACCAGACTTGTGCCATTTCAATTTAAAACAACCGACACATATATTTTGGAGTTCGGCAATCAGGTCATGCGTGTGTTCCGCAATGGCCTGCAAGTTTTAGTTAGTGCAAGCAAAACCATTACGGCGATCACCAAGGCAAGCCCCGGTGTTTTAACTAGCAGTAGTCACGGCTACAGCAATGGCGATGAGATCTATGTTGAAAGCATAGGTGGGATGACAGAGCTTAATGGCCGCAACTATCGTGTTGCGAATGTCACGGCAAACACGTTTACGCTGCAAGATCTGTTTGGCAATGCGATAAACACAACCAGCTTTACTACATACACATCAGGCGGCACGGCCACAGAGATTTACGAAACGGCTGCGCCTTATGCGGAAGCTGACTTGTTTGATCTGCGTTTTGTGCAATCTGCTGATACGATGTACATTGTGCATCCTAGCTACGATGTACGCACGCTAACGCGTACTGATCACAATGCATGGACGTTTGCCACTGTAAGCTTTAGCGGGTCACCATCACCGGGCTTGTCTGGTGCAAACAACCGGCCAAGCGTTGTTACATTCTTTGAGCAGCGGCTTGTGTTTGCCAACACAAACAATAATCCACAGACTATTTGGTTTTCTAAGAACGGTGACTACACCAATTTTACGGTTGGCACTGCTGACGATGACGCGCTGATCTATACGATTGCGTCTAACCAAGTGAATGCTATTCGCTATCTCTCAGCAACAAGAGTTCTAACGATAGGCACAAGTGGCGGCGAGTACGTTTTGACTGCTACGAATGACGGGCCTATCACGCCAACAACTACGCTTATCCGCAAATACAGCAACTATGGATCTGCTCAGGTAGAGCCGGTGCAAGTTGCAGATGTTACGCTGTTTGCCCAGCGCGGCGCAAGAAAGCTTAGAGAGTTTAGATATGCCGGTGAGGTCAACACTGCGGGCTATCAAGCGCCAGACATGACCATATTGGCTGAGCATATTACAGAGGGCGGGCTTGTGCAGTTCGCTTACCAGCAAGAGCCAGACAGCGTTATATGGTGCATTCGTACAGATGGCACGCTGCTAGGGCTAACCTATCGCCGGGAAGAAGAGGTTGTTGCTTGGCATAAGCATGTGATCGGCGGTGTGTTCGGCTCTGGGCAGGCTATTGTTGAAAGCATTGCCACACTGCCTACGGACAGCGGTGAGGATGAGCTTTACATGATTGTAAAGCGCACGATCAACAGCGTTACTAAGCGTTACGTTGAGGTGTTAAAGACGTTTGACTTTGGTAGCGATACAACGGCTGCATTCTTTGTGGATAGCGGGCTAGTGTATTCTGGCGGTGCTGTAACCAGCCTGTCTGGTCTTTATCACCTAGAAGGACAGACTGTTGATATCTTAGCCAATGGCGCAACGCACCCAGACAAGACTGTTAGCAATGGGTCTGTTTCCTTGGATTTTTCCACGACAACGGCAGCTATCGGCTATGGTTACACTAGCTCTATGCAGACGTTGCGCATTGAAAGCGGATCTGTTGATGGCACAAGCCAAGGTAAGCCCAAGCGCATCCATGCAATCACTCTTCGCATCTATGAAAGTGTCGGCATCGAGGTTGGCAACGATAGCTCAGAAATAGATCGTATTCCGTTCCGCGATAGTTCAATGAATATGGATGAAGCAATACCGTTATTCACAGGCGATAAAAACATTGAGTTCAAAGGTGGTTTTGACGATGATGATCGTATCTACGTGCAGCAAAGCCAAGCGCTGCCGCTAACTGTCTTAGGACTGTACCCACGCATGAATACGTTTGACATATGACGGTAACTTACCAGAGAGAAGAGTTTGCCAACGTAAGGGATGAAATTATGCCCTTGTGCGAGCGGCATTGGGAAGAGGTTGCGTTAAATAAAGACACAATACCCCTTAGCCCCAATTGGGATATGTACCAGTCTCTTGACGATGCTAAGGTGTTGCATGTGTTTACACTGCGTGACGATAAGCTGTTGGTTGGTTATTTTTTTATACTGGTGATAAACCATCTGCATTATCAGGAGCATTTGTTTGCGAATAGTGATATAATTTATATCGACAAGGAATATCGCAAAGGATTGCTGGCGCTTAAATTTATGCGTTTTGCTGAGAAAGAAATAAAAGATCTTGGTGTTTCGGTGATGATGATGAGTACAAAAATACACAAGCCGCTGGACAAGTTATTTTTGCGATTGGGGTATGCCCCTATAGAGCGCATCTACTCTAAGAATTTGGGGATAGGATAATGGGTATATCTGCTGCAATAATTGGAGGTCTTGTTGGATATGGCACGGCTGGAACGGTAGCGGCAGTTGCTGGTGGGGTAGCTGCTGGCGCGGCTGTTGGTGGCGGCATAGAAAGCAAGCAGGCAGCAGACAAAGCTGCTAAGGCTGCTCAAAACGCGAGTGAGTTTAACGCACAGATAGTTGAGCGTGATATTGACCTATTTGAAAAGCAGCGCGGTATATTAAATGCGCAATTTGCAATTGATCAGCAAAGAACGCGCACGGCGTTTGAGCAAAACGTACAGTCAAAAGTACGCGCAAGTACGGGTTATGCTGGGTTTGATATGAGCCAAGGCACGCCAATGCAGGTATTACGCACAAACGCTAGGGAATTTGATTACCAGATGGCGGTCAATAGCTTTAATAACGAAATATCAAATATGCAAATTAGCGATGCTCAAGAGCAATCGCGTCTTAATGCACAGCTTTCGCGCATGGAGGGCGGCATGGCCGCTGCCTCTGCTAGAGCGCAAGGCACTGCGTCTTTGATTGCCGGTATTGGCGGGGGTGCGCAAACGGCATACACCTCTGGCTTACTTGGCCCGTCATCACCATCATCTAGCTTAGCCCCGATGACTAGCTTACGTCCAACAGCAAGGCCGACATAATGAGAATACCTGTTTATACCGCAGAAGGCCAAGTGACCCGCGAAGCACCGGGCCAGCAAATACGTGCTAGAATTAGCCCGCAGCAAGTCGCACAAGCCGAGCTTGCAAAGTCTGAGCCAGCTAAGGAGTTGCTTTCTCAGGCGGGAAAGTATGCAGAAACGCGCTATAAGATCGAAACAGAGAATAATCTAAACGAGGCTTTGCTTGATGCACAAGAAGCACTGCGTGAACGGCGTGATGAGTTAGAGAAATCTGACAATTACCACAATGTTTTAGATGGCGATGATCCCGTTTGGACGCGAGAGACTGAGGATTTAAAGCAAGGTCTTCTTGAAAAGGTTGGTCGTGACAAATATGCATTGCAGCAATTTAATGCACGCTTTAATCAGCTAGAGCTTCAAAACAGATTTTCTTTGCGCGATGGCATTGATCGTCGCATTGAGATTGCTGCCGCGCAAAACCGTGCGCGTTTATTGCAAAACGCAGAAGATCGCGTTGCCAATAGTCTTGATCTGTCTGAGGTAAGCCTCATTCTGCAAGAAGTGTTTAATGATACGGAAAATCTGGCGGCCATAGGTGCCGGCAATCCAGAGGTATTAAACGAACAGCAATATAAATTCCTTTACAATGCTGCATTTCGTTCTTTGGAAAAGAATGCAGATGAAAGCGAAAGCGGCGTAAGCTTTGTAGACGAAATACGTTCTGCTTTGCGTGATGGGCTTTCAGAGGAAGACCAAGCAGCCCTTGACTCCGCTGGAAAAGGAGAGGCTTACGGAACCGGCGAGGGGCGTATATCGACACCCCAGACTGCATACGTCTACGGCTTGATGAAAATGCTTAGTCCTAGCGATCAGGCTAAGCTTTTAAAGTCTGTAGGTGCAACTCAAACATATCTTGAAGGGCCAGATCTTGCGCAGCAAAGTGCGCAAATACTTGCTAAGTCAAATGCGGATGAAGCCCTTAGCTCAATGTCTGTTTACATGGACGAGCTTTCTAATGGTCAAACTCTTTCGTCGGATGTTATTGCAAATTTAAGAGAGGATCTCGGCGGTTACTTTTCAAGCTTAAATGAAAAAGACCAAGAAAAGGTATCAGATGCGTTTAACGATTTAACCAATTTAAATTATTTTCAAATAAGTTTTGGAAAAAGATCAAACGCTTTAAACATAGATCAGGCAATTGAAGGCTTAAAAGAGGGGTTTGAGGGCAGGGAGGGCATTGATACTAAGCTTGAGCAAAAAACAATTGAACTTGCTGAAAAGTATAAAGTTAATTTGATGAGCGCCATGCAACCCGGTGGAGATGCAATTTCTTTTGCGCAAACAACAAAAATGGACGGAGTAAATATTGAGCCTGTTGATTTATCTGCGGCGGCAGTATCAAACGGCACTAGCGGGCTTGCCAATCGTTTAACTGCGGGTAAAAAAATTCAAGCTCTTAACGGCTTAGATTATATTCCGCTGCTTTCTAAAGACGAGGCGCAAGAAGTCATCAGTCAAATGGATCAAGTCGGCGGCGCTGACGCAGTGTTTTATCTTGATCAGGTCACAAGCAATCTGACACAGGCGAGCGCTGGAATATTGATAGAAGAATTAAGCCGTGCGGGGCTTTCTCCTGAGTATGTGCAGGCTATGTATGTGGATGATGCAAAAGTAAGGTCTGATATCATTGCCTTAAAAGATGTTGATATGAAGACGATTAAAGATGGGCTTCCGTCAATTCAAAAGACTGGTGCGACAGGCGTTACTCAAACGATAAATAATAGCAACGCTTTGCAGCAATACAGATCTGCGTATGTTGCTGGCGGCAATGAGGCGGCTGCATTTGCTCAGTTTGAACAGCAAAGGGCCTTGGCTGAAAAGCTTGCATATTCTTATGTTGCCAAGGGCGAAAGTGTTGATAATGCAGTTGAAAAGGCGATGGGATCAATATTCCCTGATGAGGTTGTTGTTGGCAGAAACCAGAATTTTTTAGTGCCAAAGACCTTCAAGCCTTCAAATATTGAGAGCGCCACAGAGGGCTTGTTGCAAAACAATATATTATCCAGATTTGACTTTGTTCCTTTGAGTGACCCTAGATACGGGTTTTTAGAGAATGTTGATATCTCAGAAGCCTCCTTGCGCACAACGGGAGTTTGGTTGAACAATGGAACTGGCGATGGCTTAATTCTTCACTTTGATCTTAATGGGGCGCATATTCCTGTTTATCTGCAAGGTGAAAATCCGCTTTTTGAGGTGAAGTTTTCCACGCTTGATCAGCTTGATTTAAATAAGCTTGCATCATCAGATATCGGCCTAACGCCTAATAACCTCTTGGATTACTCTACCGGCTTTAAGCCTGTTACCATAGAAACCAAAGGGGCGGGAACTGCGCCGGTAGCTTCTGAGTTTCCCGGCCTTGACCCATCCTTAACTAATGTTCGTGAGTGATTAAATGCGTCCACGCCCACTAAGACAAGACAATTTGGTTATTAGGGCAGCGGGTTATGCCGACCTGTCTGTAACCGCTGGCGAAGTCTTTAGTCAGGCTGCATCTGCGCCCGCTGCTGGTGGGCTTCTCAAGCAGTCATGGCAAACTGCAAACAGCTTGTTTGAGGGGCTAACGGAAGAAGAGCGTGAATCTGCGCGTGAAGAACAACGTCAACGGGATCTGCGCAAGTCTGCATTAGAGGCACAGCTTGACGTAGAGACTGATGAAATAAGACGCGAAAATCTTTTAAGCGAAATAACATCCTTGTATCAAGAGCCAGAAGTGGCAAGGGATGAGCAAGTCCAGAAGATGATTGACGATGGCAGGCTGGTTTCACCAGATGTGCTAAACGAAGAATTTGGCGATATGGTTACATTTGATGAGCCTATGTCACGCGAAAAAGCAGAATTGTTTTACAAGAACAAGCGTGAGCAAGTCGTGCGCAATGCAATTATGGAGAAAGGCTTAGATGACGTTGCTGGGTACAGCGCACTATTTGCTGGTTCCTTAGTGTCTGCCGCTGTCGATCCTGTCGAGCTTGGTGCCGCGTTCATTCCGTTTTTCGGCCCGGCAAAGCGTGCGCAGATGGCTTCTAGGTTTGGTAAGGTGCGCGGCGCAACAATAATAGGAACAGGAGAAGGTTTCGCCGGTGCGTTGCTAACTGAGCCTTTGTATTACGGGCTTTCTAAGCAGCAACAGCTGGACTACAGCATGGGTGATGCTTTGTTGAATGTGGGTGTTGGCACGTTTTTAGGCTCTGGTGTTGGCACTATTCGGGGCATCTTTTCGCCCAAGCAAATAGATTACAAAGCTGCGTCTGAAATGGCTAAACCAGAGGTTGATGTTATTACTGATACTCAACCTGTTGTGATCCCGCCTACTCGCGATATACCGCAAGAAGAGCTAGACCTTAAAGCTAAAACGGCAGCTAAAAATTCAATTGCAAACCATAACGTCCTTGGCGGTGTTGATGTTGCCCAAACTGCCTTGCAACAATTGGTAACGGATCAGGCTGTAAGCGTTAAGCCAGTAATGCCAAAGTCTGTAAGTCGGCCAGACCATATTGTAGAATTTATAAAAAGATCTGGCGGGATTAATGACAAAGACGTTACCTTTCGCGGTGAATTGTCCAGCATGGATGCCCGCAGCGTTAAGGGGTATTACACAAAAAGCGGTAAGTATGTTGTTCCAAGCATTAGCAACCCAGACGGTTTAAGCCTTGATGAAATGGCTGAGTTGGCCGCAGAAGCTGGATATATTAGCAAGCGCGATACAAATGAGCTTACTGATGCAATTCGTGAAACCTTGCGTGGCAATTATAAATTTGCGGCTCAAGATCTTGATGCTGCGGAAGACTGGCGTGCTATATCTGATGCGATAAACGATTTTGAGGCTGACATTGAGGCGCGTGAAAACGTGCGATTGCAGTTGGTTGATTTAGGTTTTAATGAGCCAAGCGATGATGTGGTTGCTTTGATAACATCAGATATGAATAGGCGCGGCGTTTCTGTTGAAGAGGCTGCGGAAACATTTGATTACAGTATGCGGGCTGCGGAAAGCGAAATACTTGCGCGGCATGGCACCGACCCAGAAAGCGATATTGCTGCCGATTTCAATGCATCAGCAAGGTTTGATGAATTTTTAGACCAAACTACTGATGACGTAGAGGCTGAGATAGATGCTGAGATCGTGCGGGACGATCAAATAATTCGACAGCTTTCAGAGGCTGGTGACTTAGACGAACAAGATTTGGCCTCTTTGGCAGAGCTAGAGGCGGTTGAGGCGCATACAGATGCGTATAAAGAGCTTACGGAAGCTGCAACATTTTGTATGATGAGGCCATAAATGGCAGATTGCTTAAAATATATAGACAGCATAAATGCAGACCGGCTTTCAGACCAAGAGCTTGCTGACATTATTGAAGACTTGCAATCTGTTAAGCAGTCAAGAAAATCGCAAAACGCACTAAAGTCTTTAGAGGATAGTATATTTGAGCGTGGCGCATATCTTGTTAAAGAGGCAGAGCTTGCAAAAAAGATAGAGCGGCGCAATCGCTACAAAAACATCCTTAAAGAAAAAGAACTAATGGAGCTTGCTGATCGCGCAGACAAGGCAACAAGCAATCCGTCTTTGGGATTGGAGGGTGCTTTAGTTGGTGTGAACGCGCCGTTTGCGGGTGCGCAACGTTCTGTTGACAGCTTAATGAACGCGCTTGGCGGTGAGTATTTTGGTGGTTTGGTAGCTGATTTAAGAAAAGCAAATCTTGTTGCTCGATTTAACAATATGAGCAAAGATTTTGAAATGCAGGTTTCAAGGGCTTTGGAAAACTTTAACCTTAAAAAACCGCTTGATGATATTAACGCCAGCAAAGATGCTAAGAAAATAGCTAAAATTATGTTTAAGTATCAGCGGTCTACATTGCAGCGTGAGAATAAAGCTGGCGCGTATATACGTCTAAAAGAAGGCCGCGTTGTTCGCGCAAGCCACGATGTTCGCAGAATGAGCAAGGCGGGCAAAGACAAGTGGGTTACTTATATGATGGATGGCGGGCGTCTTAACTGGTCTAAGACCGCTAACGGTGATTTTGCGGATGCAACTAATGAAGCAAAGATAGCTTTTCTTGAAAGATCTTATGATGCCATTACAACCGGCGTCAGAATTTCTACAGATAGAACTGAGTTGGGAAAGGCTTTTAGCGGCCCTAAAAACCTAGCAAAGTCTCGAAGCGCATCATCTGTGTTTACATTTAAGAATGCAGATACTTGGTATGATTACGATCAAGAGTTTGGGCGTGCATCACTGCGCGAGGCTTACGTGCAAGATTTGCAAAGCTCTATTCGCTCAATTGCCATGATGGAGCGTTTTGGCACAAACCCAGAAGCAATGTTTGAGCGCGTAAAGCAAAGATTACTGCAAAAACACAGATCCGATCCGCAAAAAGTTAAAGACTTAAAGCGTGAGGGAAAGCTGTTAAACTTTGACGCAATGCTTGCAGAGGTTACTGGCGATGTAAATGTTGGCTCGCATACTGACTTGGCTCGATGGATGCATGGTTACAGAAGCATTCAAACAATGGCAAAACTTGGTGGTGCGTTTATATCTGCGTTTTCAGATGTTGCGTTTATTGCCTCAAACAGAATTTATCAAGGCCGTAGCTTGATGGATGCTTGGGGTGATAGTTTTTCTGCGGTGTTCAAGGGCATGAAGCAAGGAGAAATGCGAGAGTTCGCGGATCGCATGGGCATAGGGCTAGAGGCTCAGCTTGGTGATTTCATGTCTCGCTTTAATGCGTCTGATGACATTCCCGGCCAAACGTCAAAACTGCTAAGCACATTCTTTAAGCTTAACTTGTTGCAGCCTTGGACGGAAGCCAACAAACGCGGCGTTACTTTAATGATTGCAAATGACCTCGGAAGAGAAGCCGGTAAGCGCTTTGACAAGCTTCCAGAGGATTTGCAACGCGTTTTGACTATTTATGACATTGATGCTCCAAAGTGGGAAAAGGTGCGTAAAGGTGTAAAGAAGGGGCCAGATGGTAGGGATTACATTGTTCCCGGCGAGGTGCCTGATGCAGATGTACGTGAAAACGTATTTAATTTGCTAACTAATGAAGCAGAGTTTTCCGTGCCTTCCCCCGGTGCTAGAGAAAGATCCATTCTGCGGCAGGGATATAGACCCGGTACGTTTGCGGGTGAGGCCATTAGATTTGTCGGACAGTTTAAGTCATTTGGCGTATTGGGCTTAACTAAGAACGTAGGGCGTCAAATGTACGGTTATGGCGCAAAGACAAAGCGCGAGCAGTTTAAGCGTGGGCTTGGTGCAAATATTGGGATTATTAACACGATAGCTGGTACAACCCTTCTTGGCTATTTTGTTATGCAAGCCAAAGAAGTCATGAAGGGCCGTGAGCCTAGACCGGCAAGCGCAGAAACTTTTGTGGCCGCGGCTTTGCAGGGTGGCGGCTTAGGAATATACGGTGACTTTTTGTTTGGGCAGGCAAACCGTTTTGGCGGTGGTTTCTTAGGAACAGTAGCAGGGCCGGGGATCAGCACAATTGGAGAGGCTGTTGATTTATTCTCGCGCACTAGAGATATAGTTCTTACTGGCGAGGGTGACGCAAGGGGCGATGCAATTAGGTTGATAAAGAGCAATATGCCTTTTGCAAATTTGTTCTATACGCAGCAAGCTTTGGATTACATGATTTGGTATCAGCTGCAAGAAACAATAAATCCGGGCTACCTTCAACGCATGGAGCAGCGTGTCAAAAGAGATAACGATCAAGAGTTTTGGGTGCGTCCGTCCAGCGTTGTCGCAACTGGTGGTGGGTTTAGATGACTTTCCAAAACTGCAAATTTATGGTAAAGCACTCTTAGCAGAGGAAGTAAGATGACAGTATCAAGCAGCACAAGCAAGGTAAGCTATAACGGCAATGGTTCTACCACTGTCTTCGCCTATACGTTCAAGGTCTTTGATCAAGATGATTTGACTGTCATTGTTCGGTCTTCCACGGGCACAGAAACAACGCAGACCATTACAACCAACTACACCGTAAGCGGTGTGGGTGATGCTAATGGCGGCAATGTAACAATGGTTACTGCGCCTGCTTCTGGTGAAACGCTGACAATCTTGCGCGAGCAACCGCTAACGCAAGGCTTGGATCTTGTGCCGAATGATCCATTTCCAGCGGGCAGCATGGAAGACAGCTTAGACAAGCTAACATTTATGGTGCAGACGCATGAGGAAGAAATTGCCCGGTCAATCAAGGCATCTAAGACAAACACAATTACATCCACAGAGTTTACTGTTTCTGCGGCAGATCGTGCCAACAAGGTGTTTGGCTTTGACGGGTCCGGAGAGCTTGCGGTTACGCAAGAGCTTGGTACGTTTCGCGGTGATTGGGGTGCAAGCACAGCGTATGCCGTGCGTGACTTGGTTAAAGACACAAGCACCAACAATATCTTTATCTGCGTTACTGCGCACACATCGTCTGGCTCTCAGCCCTTAACAACCAATACCGACAGCGCTAAGTGGAACCTGATTGTTGATGCTGCTTCGGCGTCAACCAGCGCTACAAACGCTGCGGCGTCTGCGGCTGCGGCTGCAACGTCTGAGACAAATGCCGGTAATAGCGCAACAGCGGCTGCGTCTTCTCAGAGCGCTGCGGCCACCAGCGCAAGCAATGCATCTACTAGCGAAACAAATGCTGCAAGTTCTGCAAGCGCTGCATCTACAAGCGAAACGAATGCGGCTGCATCAGAGACAGCGGCTGGTACTAGCGAGACAAACGCGGCGACTAGCGCGACTGCTGCATCAAACTCTGCAAGCGCAGCGGCAACCTCTGCCAGCAATGCGGCAACTAGCGAAAGCAATGCGTCAACAAGTCAGGGCGCTGCGGCAACGTCTGCAACGAATGCAGCAACAAGCGCAACGACAGCAACTACAAAAGCTGGCGAGGCTTCTACATCTGCAACGAATGCTGCAACCAGTGAAACAAATGCGGGTAACTCTGCAACGGCTGCGGCTTCATCAGCTAGTGCTGCTGCGACTAGCGAAACAAATGCGGCTAACAGTGCTGCGGCTGCGGCTGCTGCTTTTGATAACTTTGATGATACCTACCTTGGAAGCAAGACTTCTGATCCAACTGTAGACAACGATGGTAATGCTCTTGTTTCCGGTGCTTTGTATTTCAATAGCACTGCTAATGAGATGCGCGTCTATGACGGAGCAAACTGGATTGCTGCATCTAGCGCTGGTACTGCAAGCCTTATCTTGTACGAATACACAGCGACATCTGGGCAGACTACATTCTCAGGTGCAGACGATAACAGCGCAAGCCTTTCGTATTCTGTAGGTAATATTCAAGTCGTAATGAACGGGATTGTTTTAGACCCATCAGACTTTACAGCCACATCAGGTACTAGCGTAGTCTTGGCGTCT